GGTCGTCGTTGAAGCCGAACCCTGCCGGCCAATACAAGCTCGGTAAGAAGATATATACCAAAGCAGAGGTTGATGCGAAGATTGCTGCTGTTGATACCAAATTGAAAGCAGCACAATTCACCGACGGTTGGGCTGGCCGATATGTCGGCAGTCGAGACGTGTGGGACCGTATTGTGGCGATGGCTGACGGCGACATCCCTGCAACCGGTACCCGCACAGTTGAAGAAATCAGCGAACTGGCGCGCGGTTTCGCTGCCGATCAGACAAGCAAATTGCTGTATGACGCAGCGGAACGAAACAACCTTGCTGCCGCAGGTGTGATTGTTTCACCGTTCTTGTCAGCGTGGGCTGAAGGAATCAAGTTCTGGCCGAAGTCAATGTTGAAGTATCCACAAGAAACAAGGAAAATGCTTCGCAGTTTCCAAGGTCTTGCCGACGCCGATCCTGACAACAACGGCCTCGGTATCTTCTATCAGCATCCGACAACTGGCGAAATGGTGTTTGATTATCCGACCGCCGGTATTTCTGCTCCGACCATCCTCGCTTTGACAGGTTTCGTTGGCGGTTCAATGGTTGCCGGACCGATAGCAGGTGTTGCTGCCGGTATCGCCGGAGGCATATCCGGCTACAAGGCGTCTCAGGCGGCGTCAGCGAGCGGCGTCGATGTTGCTATGTCTGCCCCGTTACGTTCCATGAACGTTGCTTTGCAAGTGTCGCCAGGATTGGGTCCGATAGCGCAGTTCGGCGCAGCGTGGGTTCTTGATCGCAACTGGGTTCCTAAGAGCGACGATATCGCCCGAGTGTTGTTGCCGTACGGACCGCCAGCAGGTGGTATTGGCGGCACCTTGCTCCCATCATGGTTCAATAAGTTCACGGATTTGTTCCAGAACGACCCGAACCAAGCAAACTATTACAGCGATTTCAAAATCCAAGCGTTTGATGCTTTGTACATGACTGGACGTTACGACCGGTTTGACGATCAAAGCATGGCCGACCTTGTTGCTGATGCTGAAGCGTACGCAAAATATTTGTTGGTTCTCAGAACCACCGGTCAGTTCGTCGGTGCTGCACGACCCACCGTCGAGCTGAAAATCCCGACACGGTTCGAAGGCCAGATCACAATTGACGATGTCGAAATGCTCGTCAAAGAAGGCGACATTCGTAACGTTGTTCTGTCCAGAGCGTTCCGTCTTCTCCAAGAGGAAGACTATTCGACAGCGGTAATGAAATTCCTTGAAATGTTTGGCGACGAATCACTCGGGTTCGTGATCGGCAAAACCTACACAGATGTTGACGGTCTGCAAGCTTCAAGAGATTTTGGTGACTGGGAGTTGTCGAATCAAGACATCGTGAAGGGCGCACCAGAAGTGTTCCCGTACTTCGCTGGCGATGTGGGCACCGTGTTTGATTTCTATACTTGGGGCCGACAGTTACGCACGGGTTCTAGAGGTAAATGGACCGATCCGATTGAGCGGCTGGAAGCAGCCGAAGCAATTGTTGGCAGGTCGTTGTACATGTATGCGGTGAAGGAAGCTGGGGCGCAGCCGAACCCGTTGCGTGAAGAAGCGTTGCGCGAGTACAGAACGTTCCTTGAAGAATCGTTGCCTGGTTTCAAAATGGAACCGATGTATACGAACATTCAAGAAATCCAGATTCAACGACTTCAAAACGCGTTGGAACTTGACGCAACAGCAGACAATGCTGCTGCTAACGGTATGCGGGAATACTTCACGTACCGTGACGAGATGATTCGTATTGCTAATGCCCGACGTGTTTCAGAAGGCCGCAGAGAAGTTGACGAAGGTCAAGCGTTACGTGGTGACGCTAACGCCGATCTTCGTGCCGTTCTTAGAATTGTCGGATTCGGGTTGACTCAAACAAACCCAGAGTTCAGTCGTGTCTGGTCTGATGTATTATTTACCGAAGTTGATTTCTGAGGTGAACTATGGCTCGTAGCCCGCAACAAACTGGTGGCACAGGAGGTACTGGTGGGTCCAGTATTACCCCAACGACCACCGCCGGTTCAAACCAGGTGACGGTAAGCCAAGATTTCATTGACGCGCTGATCGCTGCTGCAAGTTCTCAAACAGGTCAATATGACAACCAGCAGAACAACCCGCCGCCACGTTGGGCAACTGATCCACGTTTCGGTCCGACATCTGTCGGCGTGTTCAAAGGTCAAGCACCTTTGTCGAGGCCATCAGCAGGAGCGGAAGCTCTCGGTGCAAGACCTGCGAACACGTACATGTACACCGGACCTGGTTTGGTTGACAGCGACGGTCAAGTTCTCACTCGCAGAGATGAGGACGGTAACGAAGTACCGTATTTGTACAATCCGATGCAGGATGGCTATAACGCGTATGTGACTGCTAACCCACAAGAACGCGAGCTGGTTGCTGACACGTTGCGTGACGCTGGTTACACAATCGAAAATGTTGAGGATTACATTGATGGTTACGCGATGCTGTTTGAGCAGGCGAACCTTGCGGGTTTGTCTTTTGATCGTGTGTGGCGTGAGTTCAAAATGTATGCACCGAAGGTGCAGAAGAAGGTGTCACGTCCGACGTATCGGGTGACAAGTTCGGATGACATCAAAGCGGTTGCGAAAAGTGTTGCGTATCAGACGTTGGGTCGTGCGTTCACCGATGAAGAAGCCGATCAGTTCGTGAAGACGTATCAACAGTTGGAAGTTTCAACTCAGCAGGCTGCTGCTGGTGGCGGTGTTGTTGAGGCGACCCCAGATATCGGTGTTGCTGCCGAGCAGTTCGCCCAAAAAGCTGCACCTAGTGAAGCTGACGCGTACAGGTATTTGGGCCACGCTAATGCGTTCTTCAAGAGTTTGGGGGCGATCTAATGCCTAATCAAAATCAAGGTACTGCAACGTCAGGTTTCGGTGTCATCCCTGATGAGATCACAGGGATTCTGTTTTCGGTTATGGCCGAAAAGTATTACAAAGCGTTGGAATCTGGTTCCCGACGCGGCCTAACTAACGATGAGTGGATTGTCCTCACGTCGTTGAGGAACAATTACGGGACGTTCAATTTTGCTTCGCCGGCGTTCAAAGCGATGTTGGAACCGTTGTCAACAATGAATGTCAACGAGATTGCTGACGAGTTGAATTCTCGTCAACGTGTAATCCCGCCGTTTGGCACTCCTGAGTACAGCGAGTATCGACGGCTGAACCCTCCTGGTTCTCCGGTTCCTTCATCCCCGCCAACTCCAACGACGCCACCGTCTACGTCAACCACGACCACGACAACTGTGCCGCCGACCACGACAACTGCTGCAACTACGGCGGCGACGAACGCGACAACTGCCGCAACAAACGCCGCAACACGAACCTATTCGTCTGGTGCTGACGACATCGAACCGGGTGAAATGTCTCGACCCGGCATGGGTGCAGTATCTGGTGCTGCGCCGACACAAGTAGGGCCTCCTTCTGGCACGTCATCTGGTTACGGCGCAGCAGAACTCGGCGCAGTAGGTGCCGGTCCCGCTGCCGGACCAGGCCAATACACAACTGGGGCATCCACGACAACGACTACTGGCACTACTGCAACCGTCACAGGTGGAGGTGGTGGTGTTGTTATTGAGGAACCGGCTACAGAAACCGGTTTGGAAGACATCCCCGAAACATGGCAGGAAGCCGCCGCAGCTCTGTATCCCGAATATTGGGCGATCATCCAAACAATCCCTGAGATCGCGAAACTTCTCAAACAGGCGTATGACGAACAATGGGAAGTTGGTGGTGCAAAGTTCCAAGCGGCGTTGGAAGCAACGAACTGGTGGAAAACCACTACTGCTGCTGCCCGATTGTGGGATATCAACAGTTCACGCGACCCGGCGACATACCAGTCGTATGTTGATCAACGGGCTGAAGAAATCAATCAACAAGCGTTGAATCTTGGTATCCGTTTATCCGAGTCGCAGTTGCAGAAACTTTCGTTGGATTCGTTGCGTCAAGGCTGGGAAGGCAACTCCCAGTTGATAACGAACGCCATCGGTATGGTTGCCACAACGAGCGGTTCGCAGGGTGCGACACAGCTTCGAGAAGGCTATTACGGCCAATCGGTCAGACAGATCGCCAACAATTACGGTGTTTCAATCGCGGACGAAACGTTCAATTCGTTTGTGAACAAGATTGCTGTCGGTACCGAAACGTTGGATTCGTTCCAAGATTATGCGTTGAATATTGCGAAAGCGTTGTATCCGGCGTTGCGCGAACAGTTTGATGCTGGCAGATCGTTCGCTGATGCGGTGTCGCCGTACAGGGAAATTGCTGCGGCAACATTGGAGTTGAATCCGAACGACATTGATTTCATGGACCCGTTGTGGGCGACACCGATCACCTACATGCCTGACCCGTCTACTGGTGAGCAACGTTTGATGAATCTTCGAGAGTGGGGCCAAGAGTTGCGTACCAACAAGGCGTATGGGTATGAGTTCACGAACCAGGCCCGTGAGAACGCGTACAAGATCACGTCTGATCTGGCGAATTTGTTCGGGAGGCTCTGATGGCTATTTATCAAGTTCAACGTAACGACAACCTGTACAGCATTGCTGAGGCGGTGTATGGGGATCGTTCGAAGTGGCGTGATGTTGCCCGTGTCATGGGTCAGGACCCGAACAATTTCGGTCGGACTTGGAGTTTGCAACCGGATCAGATCATCACGGTTGCTGATGACAGTCCGTTCGGTGTCACGCAGGAGTTGTTCTTCGCTAATTTGCAGGGCCGTCAACCTGCTGGTTGGGCTTGGGCTGCTGCTGAACGTCACAATGTTGATACTGAGGCGTTGGGTTGGTATCGGTATGGGACTGCGGAGAACCCGGTGTTTACGTCTGATTCGAGGGCACCAGAGCGGGCAGCTGCCGAGGAACCTGCGCCGCCACCTGCCGAGGAACCTGCGCCTCCACCGCCGCCGCCACCGCCACCGGAACCGGAACCTGTTGCTGCTCCGGCACCGGCAGAACCGGAACCGACTCCTGTCCAGTTAGTGACACCGGTTGAACCCGATCCGCTACCCGAACCGGAACCCACACCAACAGTTGTTGAAGCACCTGCGCCGGAACCTGTCGCAGAACCTGCTCCTGCGCCGATGGAAGAACCCGAACCGGAACCGACCGGACCAACCGAAGCACAAGAATCTGCTTACGACATTCTTGAAGCAGAACTCGGCACATACGGCCTCGGCGCACTAGCCGATTTCCTGTACGACCTTGTGTTCGTACAAGGATATTCAAACATTGACACAATTCGCGGAGAAATCCGACGCACTCAAACATACCAAGACCGTTTCCGAGGCAATGAAATGCGCCGGGAAGCAGGCTTGAACGTGTACAGCGAACTTCAGTACATCCAGCTCGAAAACGATTACCGTTACGTCATGTCACTTGCTGGTCTTTCCGAACAGTTCTACGGCACACAAGAAGACCTCGCACAATTCATCGGTAACGACGTTTCACCGGACGAAGTAAGCGCACGAATCAACCAGGGATACTTGACAGTCGCCCAATCAGACCCAGAAGTCGTAGCGGAACTACGACGCCTCTACAACGTCACCGAAACCGATCTTGTCCAGTTCTTCCTTGACCCGGATCGTGAACGTCCACGTTTGGAACAACAAGCCCAATCCGCTGTGATCGCTGGCACCGCTTTGCAACAAGACATCACGTTGTCTGTCGCTGAAGCAGAAATGTTGCAACGCGAAGGGATCACCCAACAAGAAGCTCAAACCGGTTTCGGATTGATCTCGCAAAGCGGTGAACTATTTGGAACTACGACCGGTGAACAACTTGCCGGCGAAGAAGCCTTTGCTCAGGGCGAACAGATCGGTGCTGTGTTCGGCACGTCGGCTGCGGCGCAACAGCGTTTGCGTCAACGGCAACGCCGCCGCCAAGCATTGTTTGAAGCCGGAGGCCAGTTCGCTGGTCAAGGCGCAGAGATCACCGGACTCCGATAGGGGCAGATCGGTTTAGCCCGTGATGAAAGCCGCATGCGGAACGTCACGGTACGAGGGTTCGATTCCCTCCTGCTCCACATATTGATGCACACGCATGGTATAGTTATGCCGATGCCCACCGTGGGCAGGAACCCCGCAAGGGAGAAATAGCAGCGTCATCGACTGCCTCCGGTCGATGATTGGGCGAAGGAGTGTACAACCTATGGACAGCAACTTCGATGACTTCGATGAGCAAGATACCGGACGCAACCCATTGCGTGACCGCATGAAGCAACTCGAAGCAGAGAACGCCGAACTGAAGGCACGCGCCGAGGAAGCGTCAACCGCCGCACGGGAACTGGCGTTCGTGAAGGCCGGAATTGATCCGAACCTTCCGATCACCAAATACTTCGTGAAGGCATACGACGGCGAACTCACCGCAGATGCCATCCGTGAAGCAGGAATCGAAGCCGGTCTTCTACAGGACACCAAGCAGCAGGCAATCCAACAGGAAGCCTCCACTTGGAACCGGACCAACCAAATGGCCGCAGGATCAGAATCCGACATCCCAGTCGATTTCGTCCAGCGGATCAACCAGGCGAAGTCCCCTGAGGAAGTCGAGAAACTGTTGTCCGAGGCACGTTCATCATCCGACGCCCTCTGAGTTCTCAGGGGGCCTGACTCCACAAGGAGTAACCCCTCATGGCTTATACCCAGACCTCATCCCTTTCAGTTGACCAGGCGGCATTTGACCGGCTGGCCTACTTCGCTCTCCGGTCCGAGCTGCTGTTCGACGGTGTCGCTGATGTGATGCCGACCCAGCAGGCGATGCCCGGTTCGAGCGTCACCTTCACGATCTTCAACGATCTTGCTGCGGCCACCTCCGCTCTCACCGAGGCATCCGACGTGACGCCTGTCGCCATGAGCGACTCGCAGGTCACCGTGACCCTCGCTGAGTACGGTAACGCCGTCCTCACCACCGCCAAGCTGCGTGGCACCTCGTTCCTCGATGTGGACACCGTCGCTGCGAACGTCGTCGGCTACAACGCCGGCATCTCGCTTGACAGCATCGTGTCAACCGTTCTCGCTGGCGGCAGCAACGTCGTGT